CTCCTAAAAACACCAAGTACACCTTGCAAAAATAATACCCATCTTACCTATTTTTTTCTAAAAACTTTGAGCCCATGCAAGGTCCTGTGAACCAATCCCCTGTGTTCTTTGGTCAAGGCAATGCTAAAATTTTTGATGCCAAGGTGCCGTATTCCATTTTGCAAGCACCAGTCCCAGTAGTTCTGATACAACACTGAGGATCTGACATCATCTTCACCATCAGCATTCTTTTTTGGCCAGTTAAACTGATTAAGCCAGTCAGTAATGGACTGTTCTGGATCGTTCAGTTCTCTGTACTCTTTGCCCTGCAAAACCACTTCTTCAGGTTGGACTAAACCTTCTTTCTGGTAAAGCATTGCACCCTGCACCAGCCATGCCAAAATTCCCTCTGATTCTTCCATAATCTTGATTGGCAGGGTTGTATCTAGATTTCCATTAGATGTGGAAAATTGCGCTTTGAATGGGACTAATGAAATCCTAGACCAAATAGCAAAATTGCTTTCTGGAATGTTTGGTTTTTCATTGGTGCAAAGAATCAGGGTGTGTGTTGGTTGGAATGTCCATTCATTTTCATGCATTCGCCTGCAGGTAATCTGATCACCACCAGTCAATTGTTTGACCAGCGAAACATTTAATTCTGCACCCCTGGCTGTTTCCTGTGCCACCATCAACCGCTTCCCATGAAAACTAGCCAACCATGTTGGATGGCGGTCTGTTCCTTTGCAGAGGTGGTTTGAATCAACACTGGCAGACAGTCCTGCCCCTAATACCTGCTGGATGGTGCCAAGAATGGTGGATTTTCCATTCCTACCATCCCCACAGAAAACTGGAAAAACATGGTCTTTAGGTTGCCCAGTCAAAGCCATGCCAAACAACTTTTGCACATATTTTATAAGGTCACCTGACCCTAAAAACACATCATCAAGCAATTGCAACCACCTTTGGCATTTTGCATCAGGGTTGAATTTTGTGGGACAAATGGATTGCTGCCAGTCAGACCTTTTATTTTTCCTTAATTCGCCTGTGGCCAGATCCACTGTTCCATTTGGGCAGGTCAAAACATTTCTAATAACTGGAATTTCTAAAACCTTTTTTCTTAAATCACTTTCTGATTTGAGGTGTCCAACCACATTATTTAGCCTGGACAATTTGTGACCACCCATCAACCATTTAATGGTGCTGTCATTCATTTGGTCTTCCTTTGGCAGACTCTCCACAGTTTTCATTTGGGCATTTAATCTTTCATCTAAATGCTTTTTATAAAGGATTGCTGGTCCATGGGTGTCCTGCTGCCAGATTGCCCCATTCCAGACTAAAAAGTCATTCCATTCTTGAATAAATGCCATGTCTCTGCCAAATCTGGACTTTAAACTTAGTGCCTCTGACCATTCTGTCCTGAAAAACTCTGTTTCAATTTGCATGGTTTCGCCACTATCATCCACCACTTTGACAAATTTTTGCAGGTATAAAATTGCATCTGCTCTGGTAAGGATCTGATATTGGCCCCCCACCTGCAAAAGATCATCCAGCCCTTTAGATTGTGACCCATCCCAGATTGCCAATGAAATGTCATGATCTAAAAATCGCGCAAATGCCTTCAATAAATTTTTGCTGGTTGTTTGCCTAGCCTGTTCATTTTGGTCTTGATCATAGGCTAAAATATATTTTGTAACTGGGTTAGACTCCATGAAGGCAAATGCTGGTTCTAGGTTGTTTGCAGGTGTAGCCATAATAGGTAACTGATTGGAAACAGCATCAGCCTTTAGTGCGCCTTCAGTTATCCACATGGTGTCTATATATTTGCTTTTAGTCATGACTGGAAAATGCAGTGCTGGTGTAGCTGATGCACCACCCTGTTTAGTCGAACTTAAAAACAAATACTTTCTGTCCCCAGTGACCCTTGGTCTTATGACAATGCATTGGATTTTTCCTGCATAGTCTCTAATAGGAATCATCAAACCTTCTGGCCCTTCCAGCCATGGTTTTTGCCCTTTCCCAGATGGGTTGTTTTTACTGATCCCAGGTACTGTAAAAATGTCTTTGCCAAACAGGTCTAACAGTTCAGCACCTAGTTGTGATCTGATAGCAGCATTATTGAATGGACTAGACCCATAATTATCATGATTTAAAATTCCTCTGCGTTTCAGTTCCTGCTGCTCTTCTGGTTCACATTTTAGCCTGGATATTATGTGGGAATAAACCTTGGCATGGAATTCATTGGTGATTTTTGGTAGTGCTTTGGGGTGCCATGCCTCTACAGGTGCAAAAATGGTGTATGACCTGCCGTCTGATGATGTGCCTTTTTTGTGCTGCCTATATCCATCCTGATGTGAATCTTCACGGAAACAGCAAACCAATCCATCCTCACTCTGGCTGCACTGGTCAGGTTTCCCGCAAATCTTACAAGGATTGTTTTTTGTCACAGTCACTAGCATTTTTGTCATCCTCCTTGACTAGATTTGCTATTGATAAATAAGCTGCTGCATCCTCTAAACTGTCTTGATGATGGCCTTGGGATAGCCTTGCAATTTTTAACAATGCCATCATGATGGCAGCATCATAAGGCCTAATCTCAGCACCAATATATTCAGACCAATAAACTGCAATCTTCCCCAAACTGATTGCTGGTGGTGCATATGTTGAAGCGCGTTCCCTGATCAAATCCGTACAGCGGTCAAAGAAATCTTGGATCTTTTTGTTTTCATCTGGTGGAAGTGGTTCAATAAATGGATAGTTCATTTTATGCCCTTTGTGTTTAAATAAAATCAAGCTGGCTAGTCTGACAACAAGTCAGGTGTACTACTACAAGGCCAATCTCATATGGCTTAACCAGCTTGAATTTCATGAATGCGATTGCTGCTGTTGGGTGGGTACAGCAGCCCCATCAAAGGCCCAAGGAAATGAGTAGTCCTTGCCACCCCTGATGGGTGGTCTAGAATGGTAAGTCTGCATCAGAAACAGGTGCTGGTTTTTCACTTTCATCCAAGCCCTCAAGACCTATTGTTGCATAGCCCTGATTGCTTGAACCTCTTTTGAAACTTAGAAGACACCCTGTCATTTTTTTCCCAGCATCTTCCAGTTCGTCTGTGTAAGGCCTGCCAAAATTTGGACCCCATGAATCACAGTCAAACCCAATCCGTTTTAAACTGGTCAGACACCTTTTTAGGTTGGCTTCACTGGTCAACCAATAAGTCAGAGAATAAAGCTGGTCAGAAACCTTTAAAACCAATTCAAATAATGTTGCTGGCCCATTTTTTGTCTCTATGGTTTTTACCTGTGTTTTGGTTACCAGTCCTGCATGTTGCCCTTCTGGTAATTCTTCCACCCTTGCAGGTAAACCACCCTTCAAATCAACCTGTGTTGCTAATGAAAATGACATGTTATTTGATCCTCAAATGTTCGCCTCTGGGCAGTAATTTACAACCAGGCAGGGAAGTGCCCATGGTTAATGCTTCCCTGATAGTTTCAGTGTTTGCGCTAATAGTCACCTTTTGAAACTCTTTTGGTAGTTCCTCAGGTGGTGTTGTCACTTCCAATGGTTGATGCCCACCATTGGTGCAGATGCCAAGTTTAAAAGTTTTGGTTTCCATTTTCTTCACCCCCTGCAGCCCAAAGAAATATTGCAACCTATTTTTCATTTGCTTGACTGTTCCACTGTCCCTGTCTGCCAGATCTTTAATTCTGGCAGCCTCTTCAGATCGCGCCTTGGCAGTCAGTTCTAATTCACGAATAATCCTGCAATAACTTTCGACCTTATCTTCAATTTTTCCCTCCAGTTCTTGCAGTAATTCATCCAAAATTGGATCCAATTCCCCTAGTTCTGCTGATTCCTTTTCCATCCAGAATTCAAGGATTTTGGCACCACTGGCTAAGTCTAATATGCTCATTTAAACCCCCAATTTCTTTTGAAGGTTTGCAGTGGCTTCTGTGGTCTGACTGGGTGTCATAGACTCCACAGAATCTGCTTTGTAATAGGTCAGCATCTTGGCTAGTGTGCCAGGGAATTTGTTCTCAACTTCTAGACACAATTCCCTAAATGCAGAAAACTGTTTTTCAGGTTTTAGTGCTGCCAACATTAAATGCTGTTGTGGTGGTTGATTTTGTTGAATAGTTTCTACTTCAGTTTCATCCAACCAGCCAAGACCACAGATGGACAAGGTGACCCTGCGCTTAGCCTTTGTTTCAGCTTTCATCAAGGCATTTGCCCTAGCTTCACCAGATAGGTTTTTAACTGACACAACTCCACATGCTTCATCAGTCCTGCCTGCTGCATCCTCTGCCCTGGAAACAACTGTGTAAATATCATCAACCAGTTCCCTGCTGTGAATGGTTAAGGAAACCCCATGCAACTTTCTAAGTTGGTCACTGCATGCCCTAGTTGCGTAAAGTTTTAGGCCACCATTCAGCTTGATGAACTCAAATGGTCCAGTATGTGGATTCAGACCCAAGCTGTCACATACCTTTAAATAGTAAGCAGCCCTTTGGTCATCAGTCATGCTGGACAGGTCACCCTGCACCAGAACTGCATCAGATTTAATGCTATTTTTCACTTTTAATGCTGTTGTCATCAAATATTTCCTCTCTCAAGATTTTGAAACTTTTAGGACCATCAAAACACATTTGATAGGTTCCATCCGTCAACCGCCTAAAACTAATTTTCAGGTGCTGGTTTGGGTTGTTTTCTGTCCAAACAATCACACCTTCATTGACATCACGCTTAAGAATTAACATCCCTGTTTTCCTCCAATTGGTTTTGTGGTAGTTCCTCATCATGAATCACTGCCAGATACTCAACAATCGTTTCCAAATGTTTGTGGATCCTCCTTTCAATTAGCTGTTGTTCGCGTTTTGTGTTTTCTGGATGAAGCTGTGCGGAAAAGTCTAGGACCCGCGCCATCAGATCCGTTAACAGATTAGCCATTGGCCTTGAAATCCTTGCCATTATGTGTCCCTCCATGAACTTAATTTATCTTTATTATCTTCTTATGTCAGTGTGTAACAGTGCTAACAAATGTTGTTGTTTGTCAGACATGCTACCTGTTGATTCTGTAGCCGTTTCTGGTCCTAATGATGATCATTCGTTCCACTAGGTTTGCTAGTTGGGTTCGAAAGGTGCTGCTGTTTTCAATGTCCAGCAGATTTGCTAGGCCTTTAGATGTGAGGGTTTTTCCCTTTAAACTTTGCAGGACAATTAATTCCAATTCCGTGAAGAACTTCCAATGTTTTGGGCGTTCCTTTTTAGGTTTTGGAAATTGGCCATCCTTGGCCTTAACATCATCCTGATTTGGGTGGTTATGAAGCTTCAGTGGTTCGTCCATGGGTGTGATATTGCATCCTTTCATATTAGGTTTGTTAAAAGTTAATTGCCTTTATTAGTTCTGGTGAGGCCATGGAATTGCCAACATAATGACTGGTCATGGCTTGGCTGGTATGACCCAGCAAAACTCTGGCAGCTTCAATGCCCTGGCACTGCTGGACCTGTTTGGCCCTGCCGTTTCTTATTCCTCTGATCGTCCATTCAGATGGGTTTTTAATGATTCCATTCGCTGTTAAAACTACTGTACATTTTTTCACTAGTCGCTGGTAGGTTAGCCTAGAAATAAATCCCTTTTTATTTTGGACAGAAGGGAAATAATAGCCTTTAGTAGATGGTTTCATGCCCTGCAAAATAGACATTGCTGGACCACCTAAAAACAATGTCCTATCCTCTCCTCTCCATGATCCTTTATGGGTTTTTAAATGCCATAAAGTCAGGTCAGGGGACACTGTTTCCAAATCATTGCTATTTATTTGGACAATTTCATTTGGTCTGGATCCTGTATACCAGTGCAGCTGCAAGAGGTTTGCCACTGTTTGTGACAGATAGGGCAAAATTAGGACAATATCAGACCATTTAACAGCCACTGTTTTGGCCGCTGGTCTACCTTGCCTAGGATTAGGCATCCAAAGGTTTTTGCAAGCCAGAAAAGTTTCTTGTGAAACTTCACCCTGTTCCCAAGCAAAACCAATCCACCTAATGGTTTTGTTCAGGTATTCCCGAATTGTCTTACGGCTTAAACTTTCACTGATTAGGTAGTCGCGAAACTGCCTCAGGTGCTTAACAGTGAATCTTTTAAGGGACATATCCCCAGACACAACATTGGTAAACCTCTTGTGACAACACCTGTGGGTGGTCAGTTCTGTGGATTTTTCCAAGTATGACTGAAGATAGCATAAAAAACGCTCAAAACTGACATCTACTGTAGCAATCATGGTTCCATCCTCTAAGGTAAAACTGGGCTAAACCAGAGGATGGAAACCGTCTCAGCTTGGCTAGAGCGCTTGGTTCGGGACCAAGAGGTCGCAGGTTCGAATCCCGTCTCCCCGACTCTTTTTACTTAAGTTCTGCATTCTTAAAGATGCAGGGCTAATCGGGACCTGCTAGCCAACCATCAAATGGTTCCATCCTCAACTTTTAAAATCCTAGTTAATCATCATCATAACTGTCAACACATTTCTGTTCATTTTTTTTTCTAGTCCTAGTTCTTAGCACAACCAAATTATCATCTGGGTGGTGTATATGAAGGTTCTTTTCAAATCTGTCCTGCATCACTTTTATTTTTTCTGGGCTACCTGGTGGATGGTCTGTTGGGAACAATGCTGGACCATCAGGTTTCCTGACAGCCATTTCAACACTGTCCCTTTCAACCCGAAACTCTACAGGTATTTTAAGACTTTTGGATTCTGGTTTTTGATAACATGCCAAACAAAGATATCTGGATTTGTGTGGCTTCATTAGCCCACATAAAAGGCATTCAATCATTCTGGCCATTTAGTCATCTGTTGATGCCGCGTCCCTGCGTTGTGTTAATGTGCTTTGGTCTGTTTGCAACCTTTTTATAATAAGCTGCAGCATCATTAATAACATTCTTATTAAAGCTATTCCAGCTTAGCAGGTGACCCAACACAAAATGGCATTTAGCAGGACCTGTGCAAAGGCAAATCAAGTTGGATGTTTCCAGTTCTAATTTTGGATCCATCCAGTATGGCGTGATGTGATGTACAGCCAACAGTTTTGGGTTTGCCTGCCCACAACCTGCACAGAATATCTTTTCTTTAACAAATGCATCCCTAACCCGATCCCATTTTGGTGATCTGGGAATGCCTCCAAAAACTTTAGTCCTGGCATTAAAGGACACTGGCCAGAATCCGAATGGCAATGCGAAAAACAATGGCCCATGGAATTGGAATAAATCCAACAGTCCCATCAGCATGGACTGTTGTTTTTATCATTAAATTTTCCAGCATTTCCACTGCTTCTTCATCTGTGTAATCTAGATCACCTATTATCTTCATGTCATCTGGTGTGACCTGTGATGCAGCAAATCCAGCAAGGTTCCATGCAGCATTGACCGCTGTTTTAATTGGGATTGTTTTCCCTCTAAGCTTATCTATCAGGATAGAAACTGCCTCAAATGGTAGATCCTCAGGGAATGGATAAAGCATTTTTAATCCTCTTTCAGATGGGAAATTTTGGTTGCCAAATCTATGATTTGTGAATTGTGTTCAACCTGCTTATCACATATCTTCTGGATTCCAGCTTCCAGACGATCTAAAAATATTAGGTGTCTTTGGTGTAAAGGCATAACAATGTTGTTTCCAAACCATTTAAGGGTGGTAAACACCCCATAGGAAAGACCAAACAGTGCTGCCACTGGGACACCCAATTTTTCCAAAATTGCGATCCAATCAAGACTCACAGCACACCTTCCGTTTCTGGCCTCTAATTTTGATCCTGAATTTTTGGCAATTAGTTTTAATGGGTGACAAATAGTCTTTATCTATTTTTGCGCCTGTTACACATGATGACATAAACCGTTTGCACTCTTCACAGGATGAATCTGTGATGGCTTCTGACACAACATTGTTTGATTGAACTTCCAAAATGGCTGCTAAAACAAATTCCATAAATTCTCCTATATGTACCACTCAATTTTCTGTGCAGGGAAACCTGCAAAATTCGACAATGAGAACACCTCACCATCTCTACAAATCCAGTCCATATCACTGGCTAAAATCCAAAACCCACCTGCTGGTTCTTCATAATGTCCTGGGCTGGTGCCGTGAGATTGGCCCCATGAATTTTGGATCCAGAATATGTCCCCAAATTGTTCATGCTCAACCCACCCAAGACAGGACATCTGGTGTCCCCAGGTTGTAACTCTTTTGTTTAACAAAATTGCTGGGTTGCCCTTAACAGGTGGATTCATTTCCCCACCCCAGTTAGATGCTAGTGTGATGGGATATCCATTAATCAGGGATGCTCGGCACTCCTCTGCGCTGTGGAGTCTTGCAGACGATTTAATGATGTGTTTTTTAGATTCTGTAAGATATTTGGGTGCTATTTTCTGACCATCTGACCATTCTAATTCTGCCTTTTCACCCCATACCAAACTATCATCAATAACCTTTGCTTGTGGAACACTGGGTGTGTTGTAAGGAATAGTCCCAAACTTTTGCAAAGCTTCAATGGCAGCACTACCAAAACTGCCTTCACCTTTGCCTAACAGCCCCCCAATTTCCCTAGATTTCCCATATGGAAGCAGCCAAAATGGGCAGACAGGACTTTCTAATTCGCCAACCTGAAAGACTTCAACCGATTCAAGGCACCATAATGCCATGCCCAAACCACACCCCACACAGGACCCAGTTTGTTGATGGAATGGCTTAAAATCTTCAATAAATTGATACAGCAGTGCTTGTTTGTTTTTAGGTGTGTCAAACCTGCCACTAATGAAAAATCTAGGCATCCTAGATTGGATGGTTTGGTCTACCTCTATCTGATAGGGTGTGCGCTGGTCAGGGTGGATCCATCCTAAATTGGATACTGGCATCAAGTTTTTATTTAATTATTCGTTCCAAGGTTGAAGATATTTCCAAAAATTTGTCAGAAAATATCTTTTTAATTTTTTCATCCAACACTGTGGCTGGGTTGTCAGGAAATCCTGCACCCTGCAGTTCAGATTGTAACCTAACCCTAATTTCCCGCAAATCTGATGGATTAAGGATTTTTCCTGATGCAGCCTTGCAGATTTGCAATAATTCGCCTGCAGTGCCTATTTCCTGCGCCAAAACTGCCTGTCCTAGGCTCTTATAGATAGAAGACAGCCTTTTGCACTTATCCTGTTTTTCTGACTCATTTAATGCGCTGTAAAGGGTTTTTAAATCGCGCTCAAGTTTGCCGATTTCATCAGGGTTTATTGGTGCTGGTGGTTTTTCTCCTGCTATGACTATCAGGCAGATGGCAGGTTTGCTGGCTTGGTCGCCTTTTGCACAATATGCCAAGACGCGATATTTTCCAGCAATAGTGGTGGTGACCACAGCAGTGGATGTGTCTTTTAATAATTCAGTGGGAAATAGGTTAAGGCCTTGGTCCAAAACTACCCACTGGACAGATTTTGAATCACTACTTGCAGGGATTGAAATGAAACCGCCTGGCTGACCATGGATTTCAGGTGGCAGGGTAACCTGCTGACCTAGGGTTAATAATAGAATGGGTATTAGGTTCATGGTTTATACCTGTGCATCAAAGTGTTGTTTCAGTAATTTTTTAAGCTGTTTAATTTTCACATCCACTTCTGATCCTTCTGGGAAGAAGTCTGCATCATTAATCGTTTTCTTTTTGGTGCGATTGATGAAAGTTACATTGAAGCCTGTGATGTTTTCACTTGTTGTCGTTTCGCTGATGAGTATTTCCATGATTTGATCCTAGGTTTTAATAATGTAATTTAAGACCACAACAGGAGGAACAACAGAGTGCCGTCCACCGCCACCATTTGCTGGAATTGTGTGAGAGTGATCGGCAACTGTGTTGGTAATAGTGTAACCAGTAGACCCAATCCAGTTAGATCCTGAAGTGGTTGTCGAATTGCCTCCGCTGCCAACAAAAATAAATCCGGGAAAACTGCCCTGCGTATGGCTGTGACTACCAGCGTTTCCAGTCGCCCCATTATGGCTATGACTCGGCATTTCTGCCGTTGTTAAAAGATGCGTTTCTTCCCCTAGCCACTGGCCCCTAGTCCTAGCTGTTTGTGCTGTTCCACTTGGTGCCCCTGTGCCTGATGCGTTCTGCCCAGTACCAGTACCAGCACCCATCGGAAGCCTGCCCCTCAGGTCTGGCAGATTAAAACTAAGTGCGCCTGCCCCTGTGTAGGCACTGCCACCATAGGTGTTAGAAATGACTGCGTGTAGTGCTAGGTAGGTTGAACTGCTTACACTACTGCCATCACACAAAAGATACCCAGTAGGTGCGCTGGCCCCTGCATAGGGCATGATTGCCCCAGTTGGCATCCCTAAGTTTGCCCAGGTTGGTGCTGATGTAGCATTTGATTGCAAAACCTGTCCCGCTGTTCCTGCTGCAAGAAAACTTGTAGCGTTAGATCCTGTGTTGTATGGGATTTGCCCAGCCCCACCACCTGCAATATTAGTGGCAGTGGTTGCTGTTGTTGCACTGGTTGCACTAGTTGCTGTTGCTGCATTCCCAGTGCAACTACCAGAACTACCAGAGGTGTTTTGATTAAGTGTGGGCACATCTGCTGCCTGAATGCTGGATAAGGTGGCATTAGTTCCATCTGATCTTAAATACTTTCCAGGTGACTGGGTGCCAGTTAGGGCATTAATTGCTGATTGGGCTGTTGTTTGGCCAGTCCCCCCTTTGCCAATTGTGACTGTAGCTAAAGTGGTGGTAATTCCAGATGTCCCTGACCCACTAACATCACCTGACAGGGTTATTGTTTCATTAGTTGTCTTGAAAACAGCAATTGAATTGTCAGACTTTTTTAAAAACAACACACCATCAGCAATGTTAGAACCTAATTCCCCAACCAATAAATCACCACTGGCCGCAACCTTTGAAACTGTGCTGGTTGATTTTGGTTTTATTGCGTTTGCCATTTTTAGAAGGTTCCACCATCAATAATGCTGGATGGTGACAAATAATCTGTGTCCACCACTGCACTGGTTAGGGTTGCGCCTGCAGCCTTTTTTATCAGTGTTCCTGATGAAAGTGCTGATAGATCTGCACCAGTCCCACCTTTGGTCAAACCAATGGCAGTGCCTGACCAGGTGCCAGTGGTAATCGTTCCCAGGGTGGTAATGGTTGCTTGGCCAACATAAGTGGATGCAATGTCTATTCCAGCACCAGAAACAGTGACCCTTGATGCAGTGCCTACTGCACTAATGGTAGAACCTACCCTGGTTAAACCATCACCTGCAGTGATTTCTGCAGTCTTTGAAAACTGGGAAAATGCAATGTTGCTAGATCCTAAGGTAATGGTGCCATCAGAAATCAGCACCCAACCAGAATCTGCATTAGTGGTTCCCTGTTCGACAAAGCAAAATAGCCCTGGTGTTACTTCATCAGATGAATCTGCATCTGTTGCCCTGCTCCATGTGGATGCTGCAACCTCATAAATCCCATTTTGGGTGGCATTTGTTTGGTCCTTAACCAAAACCCTTTGCCCTGCAGCTAAAACTACACCATCTATGGTCTGTGTGCCTGACAGTGTGATGTTTCCTGTGGTGGCAGCTTTTACTGATGCCTTGATGTCCAGACTGCTGGTTAGTGCATCTGCATATGATTTTGTGACCGCGTCCCCAGCATTCACAGGTGCTGCCAGATTAGTTATTTTCTGGTTGTTCATGGACACTGAACCAGTAGGTGCAGCCATTTGGTCTAATCTGCTGGCTCTAACTGATGTGTCAAAGTCTGATATTTTAGCACTAGTTAATGATGGGATGTCAGCAGCTACCAAAGATCTAAAACTAGGTGCCCCTGCTGAACCATTAGGTGCTGCAAAGATCGTATTTTGTGATGCTGAACTGACCCCTGATCCACCATTGGCAACCGCTGTAATGAATGTTCCAGCCAGTGAACCATTGAAAGTGGTGGTGTCTGAAAATGTTTTAGCACCTGATATAGTCTGGGTTGTTCCTAGGGTGGCAAATGCACCCACACCACCAACAGCTACCACACTGGTTGCAGTCCCTGAACTGTCACCCAGCCCATAATATAGAATTTGGTTTACCTCATTCATGGCCAATTCAGAGGCACTCAAACTGGCAGGTGCCAAACTTGAACCTGATGCCCTGCGCTTAATTCTTAATGTATTCGCCATTACATATTGCCTCCATCTAGGGTGCTACTATTAATCCATTTTGCTGGGGTGGTGCGATATTGCAGAATTTGTCTATCCAATAATGGCAGGGAAAACTGGACATCCTCCAACAGTCCCACAGTACCATTTGGACCAGTGTTTCCTGGGTCACCCTTTGGACCTGGTGGTCCATGCAGGTAAACAGAAACCTGTGGCTGGTTGTTTTGGACAATCACCATGGGTGCTGGGTCTAATGTTATGCTGTTTGATTCAGCTTCAACCAGAATGCTGTTGGTGTTTTGCAAGGTCAAGTCTAACCCTGATTCAATCAGAATCTGTGTCATCTGGTCACCTCAGGACTGACATAAATTTGGCCCTGCAGTAATCTAATCACAGTGGCACCTGTGACCAATTCCAAATCATAATAATAGGTCTTATTAGGTGTGTAGCCTGCAGTGGTAGTGGCAGCAACTGACAAGGTAATTTCACCTGTAGCACCACCTAGGGCAATGTTTGTGGGTGAAACTAAATTCCATAAAGTGGTGCTGGAATCTATGGTTTCTCTGGCCTGAGATCGCGCAGAATAATTGGTCAGGTCTACAGGGTTTCCATCAGCATCTTTATAGACAACAGCCATGGAAAATGTACTGCCCTGATCCAGAGTAAAATTAACTTCACTCGCCATTTTTTTCCTGCCTTTGCCTCAATAATTTTGATTGCAAGGACCGCAAAGTTTTATTCACCATTTCCCTGGTATATTCAGATGGCTTTTCAATAATTTCAATAACTAGGGTGTCTTGCTGAAAAACATACAACCCAGTAATTCCGTTAAAATGCCAGTGTGAATCCTTTCCAAATGATACCCCAGCAGCCCTGCAATCTGCCAATAGTAGTGACTGAGACCAGCTTTTATGCAGTGCAAAATGAACAACCATGGTTATAGCCCCAAACTTGTGACATGTGCATTAGGATGCACTGATTGAATGAAATATGCACTTTGTTTGTAGTGGTTAAGATTACCAGGGTTTTCACCCAGTCCAGAACCCAAGGCGTTTGACTTCAGGAATTTCCCTGATGCCCATTTTGTGAATGCTATTACCATTTTTTGATTGGACCGATTGACAAACTCTGGTCCATATGACGAATATGCAGGGGACTCTAAATTTACATTCCTAATGATTCTAGAATCAAACCATGTCGTTCCTAATGCTAATCCTGTTTGGTATCCTTCATATTCATCCCTAGCTGTAAATAATCTAAAAATGTTTGACTGACCAAAATATTCATAAATAGGTATGTGTTGATATGATAATGTCTGATAAAAAACAAATTCATTATTGGAATATGTATTCAGTATTTCATTAGGGAAACTGCCCATTGGGTATAAAATACTACCACCACCAAGAAGTTGATTTTCATAAACAATACCGCTGTTAACAAACTGAATGCCACTAGAGGTCAGCGGGTAAAAGTTAGGGATAGCAAAATGCAGCCTTCCTGGTATTCCCGCATAAGTCTTAAGATCGCTCCAATAGGTCAGGGTATTAGCATCATAGGTCAGAGTTTCTTCCACTAATCCCAAATTGATGGGTGCAGCCTTGTTTTCAAAATAAGCATCAGGCATATAGACTTTGATTTGTGGTGGTGGCACCAACTGACCACTGAATGTAACCGATAAAGTGCTTGGAATTAACCCTGCTGCTGCCATAACTGTACCAGCATAAAAATATGCCTCCTCTCCACCATTCCAAGTCTGTGTGTAGGTAGTGGTAGGAAATGTATTGGCAGAAGCCTGATAAAACAGTTGATAACTTCCAGCATCAGCATTAACAAAATAAAGAATTAGCCCTGGGTTAGACAACCCTCTGTCTGGTCTGTAGTTTGAAAAAAACTGTTGGATAGACACATTCCATGTTTTTATTTCTCCTGTAAAAGGATGGGCAAAATTCACAGTAAATGTTTCAGAATTCAATGCCCCAACTTTGTAGGTTTCTATGCCTCCACTTGGTATGCTGCTAAAGTTTTTTAAAATTCTTGTTGCACCATCATAAACAATTGAACCAGCATTAGGGCAGTTGGTGTACACATCTGGCACTGGTGGACAGCAGGCCACATTTTCTAACTCTGCTGCGCCTGGATGCCAGCAGGTCATTGGTGCATAGGATATGTATGCAGAATTTATTGAAAACAAATATCCTCTGTTGTCATCTGCTGAAAAATTATAATAGTTTGCGCCATTTTCTGCATCTGCTTGGGTAGTATAAATTCTTGTAAGGTTGTTGGCTGTTTTGATGAAATAGTGTTTTTGTTCTTCTAACCCCTGTGGCAAACTAGTTTTCCCAAATCCTTTAATAAAAAAAACTTTCTTAACTGTGGCAAATGGTTGATAGATATATGCATCAACAGTTATGCTGTCAGTGCTAGCTGCAATAGTCATAGCTGTAGCAAATGTGCTGGTAGGATATAATTGCATTAGCTCATCCATATTTGGAATGAAGAATAACTCATGGATGAACCAACAAATGTCAGCACTACTGGTTGTCCTGCTGTCACTGCTGTAGTTCCGCTGGTATAAGTTGGACCACTACTGGTGCTGGCAACGGTTGCACCATTAACTGCCAGACTGATATAGACTCCTGAACCACCCATCATGTCATATCCAGAAATGTAATAATTTAAAGTTCCAGTAATGCCAGCCGTAAATCCCAGTGTCTCTGCTGAACCATAGGATGATATTGATCCAGAGAGTTGGTCACCTGAATTAGCACCTGTCCCACTATAAGATGCTGAACCTGATTGACTTACAAAACTAAAAGGTGTTGGTGTAGGTGTTGGTGTTGGTGTTGGTGTTGGTGTAGGTGTTGGTGTTGGTGTTGGTGTAGGTGTTGGTGTTGGTGTTGGTGTTGGTGTTGGTGTAGGTGTTGGTGTTGGTGTTGGTGTTGGTGTTGGTGTAGGTGTTGGTGTTGGTGTTGGTGTAGGTGTTGGTGTTGGTGTTGGTGTTGGTGTTGGTGTAGGTGTTGGTGTTGGTGTTGGTGTAGGTGTTGGTGTTG